TTAGTGATCCAAAAGATCCACTATGTTGTTTAAAAGCCTTGCATGATAGTCAAGTTGACTACTCAGCTTGCTCATTAGTTGCCTTTGCTGATCGATCTGCACGTCTATGCGCTTCTGCAAGCCTCGGAAGGCAAGGGCAGACACAAGAACAAAAACGGAAAGCAGAAGGGTAAAGAGTGGTTCAAAGTCAAACATTGTTATTTCCTCCAGTTGAATTGAGAAATGCATGTTTTGCAAATACCTACTAGGCATTTGCTAAACAAGCCTTCCTCGGTGTGAAACATTTCATTCTGAGGCTTCAGGGAACCGCAGAATTTGCAGAGAACGAGTTTTATAGGCTTCGTTTTTTTCATTTATTTACCATCCATAACAGTTTAACTGTTAAATAACAAACAAAAAGACTAAGAAATACTCCAAAAGACTCGCGCATACCCTGAGCTGCCAAATTCCAGTCAAAATAAGATGATGAGGAAGATACCCCGATTTGGATAGACGAACTAGACAATTCAGAGGAGGACTGCCAAGAAACACAAGTACTGAAAGGCTCGTAATAACCGCCTGCTTGGCAATTAAGAACGTTTCCCCATATCCCAAATTCTCCCTGAAAGCAATTAGACGACTCAGCACAAGGCGTTGACCAATCGCAAGCAGAAAGTGTTGATATAAACTCCACAGGACAATTTGCATCCATAATTTAAACCCCCTTAATCCATAGCCCGGATTATTGCCCAAAAAAACATACCGTCAAGGACAACTCCAAATAAATATTCTACGCTCATAAATAGGCCTCCCTTAAGATCTCTATTATTATTTTCTTCTTTCCGGAACGAAAAATGAAATTAAACGGAAATAAAGAGGCTAAAAAATTAGCCTCTGTTATTTCTCCAGTTGCAAAAAGAAGTCCGTTTATGTCAAAATTCCCAGAAAATACAGCTAGCGAATTTCTGCCACGGTATTCAATGACAACACGATCGCCAAACACCTGAATTGTAAAACCGGTCGTGACGATATCGGTCTGGGGTATTTTATTACCAAACTGATCTATGATGCTGCCAAGCTCGCGAACCTCTTCGGTCCCAATTCGCAATGTGGCGGTGTCCCTTGCCACTATTTCATTGTAGCTCGCATAATCAAGCCACTCAGGATTGGATATGTCTACGTTAAGCGCGGTAAGCGCATAACGAACAACGTATTTGTATTGGATCGGGCGCAATACAATAGTCGTGTCAATTACATGCAGGGTATCCGTTCGTACAACAGTCACAGTTACGGTGTCTACGATACGCAACGTATCTGTTATATGCTTTACGATTGACCTTGGCGGCGGAGATCCAGCAACAACTGGAGAGGCCGCAGTACGCCAAGAGGGAACGGGCTCTGCAGATACATGGGCGATCAATACGCCAAGAAATAATAAAAGCAAAAACTGAATGACTAGTTTTATCATGGATGATCCTCACGGGAATAGACGTAATCAAACTTGGGGCAAAGCTCCGCGGGCGCAACTCGCGGAGGGATCGTGTCAACTGCCCCATTAGAACGGAGCACGTAGATCTTGTCGGAACAATGGTAGTCAACAAATGGGCCTAAGAACATAACCGGCTTGAACACGAAAGACGAAGACGACAGATAGACGGAGGACGAAGACAATAACAACGAAGAAGACGATTGACCAGATAGACTAACTATCTTACCCACTGTGTGCAAATTTATCGGTAAGCCAAATTTAAACAGATATATAGACGCAAGCGCGAATATTAGAAGCTTGTAATTAAGAAATACATTCTTTGTACGGCGAATCTCCTTTTTGTTATCATTCGTGGAATACGATTCGTAAAGACCAAACATCGCCTTGTCGTAGCTAAGAGTGTCGGTTGCGTAGGGAGTTTGATGGATCGTCTGGTGACCAAGGTAATAGCGGCGAGATACCTGGTTACGGAATAGACAACCCAAGCGCTCACGACGGAACAGAAAAATCAATTCCTCTCTAATGCCATTCACGGAACTATCTATGTTAGTATCATCCTGGGTCACTAGTAAAACTTCATGCTTGCTTTTTCTATGCAATGTGCAGTATTCAAAAAAATCCTTATTGCGCTGGGTTTGCCAGTTCTTGACGTTTATATAGCACTTCTTTTGCGCCTCGTCAAGAACTACGAGAGAACCGGAGGGAGCATGCGGAATGGCCTGCAGGTAGAATAGACCCATGTCGTCCTCGGTGGGCGTTTCCGTTTTGCCGGTGAGGTCCTTCCAGTGCTCCAAGAGATTGTCAAAAGAATAGTCGCAAAGAAGGGAATCCATCGCATAGGGCGTTATATCCTTCCTTCTGTATTTGTTGCGCAAGTAATAGGATATTTTCACATAATCCAAGCCGGGTATGTTATGATACACGGAACGACCCGCAAGCAAGGCTGGCAGTATATAGCTCTGCAACGTTAGCAGGCTCTTGCCTGCTCCAGGTTTGCCTACTATTACGGTAATAGACATTAGAGTAGTTTCCTCGCTATCACGGCTACGCCTATGGAACTTATTTGACCGCCAATAAAGGCTAGAAAGGCCTCTCTCGCTCCAAAACAACCCCAAAGCTGAAGCACAAGAGTGGGGAAGTTGCCAAGCTGCGAAAGGCCTTCCTGCAGGCTCTGCAGTAATCCGCTATTTTGGACATATAGCCACATCTTCTCCGTCGCCCATTCAGCTATATCCCCACCCCAATAAAGAGTTGCGGCTACAACTACTCCCTGGGTGAACATGGACAGCAATATACGGCCGGCCAAGCCTGCCGCAAGCCAGCCGAGAACGGTGCCTAAAAAACCTAAAATCACGGGCATAAGCAAAGCCTCCAGTTTGGCAAATTAATATCTTTTAACACATCCATAAAAACCCCCGGATTACCAAATAACAAATGCAACAGAACTGATAGAGTGCAAAAACAAAACTCTCGGCGTCAATACAAATAATAACTAAAAGAAGGCAAAAGCAAAGAAAGAAACCGATTACATCCAAAGGAATGGGGAACAGGCCAAAATAGCAAACATACCAAACTGTTAAGCCAGTTATGAAATAAGGCTTGAATTTAACAAACCAAGCAAGAAATGACGTTTTTAAGCCACGCATAAATATTCTCCCTCTTTTTTATCTTTTTTTACCCTCTCCAGTGAAAAAAATTCTATATTATAAGCATGAATAATCTCCTCGCTACTCTCGCTCTCACATTCGCTCTCGCTTCCAACTCCTTTGCAAACAAAGAAAAAAACTATCTCGCTTGCGAAGGAAGCGGAGATGAAATTACAGTATACACATATGGGAAAAAATTTATAATGGCGCCAGACGAATATGGAACATATAGGTTTCATATTGGAGAAAACGGAGAAATTGAAAAATTTGAAGACGGCTTTACTTATGACGATTCCGGTAATCTTGTTATGCCGAAACAAAAAAGCGCTTCCGAACAAGAAAGAGAACAACGTCAAGCGGAAGAAATTTACACAAACTTGGTAAAATCCGAAACATCTCAGGCCGCGCTTAAAAAATGCGGAGAACGCCACGAAAGAAAAAAACAACATAAAAAATAACATCATGATTTGCCTCCAGTTTGGAAGATCCGAATCATCGTAAACACATTGAAAAAGTAAACTATTAGCAAAAGCACAGAACGAAAGAAGGCCGCTAAATTAAAATTAGAGCCAGGAACTAAACGATTAAAATCTATCGTTACCGTTTTGTTTAAACTGTAAAAAGATAGTTTCTCGGTCACAATTGGGCATTGACCAGAAGCAATAGCCGATGGTATAAGGTTGTCTATTTGCGCGCTAGTGAATGGAGCAAAGCCACGGCCACCGCCTGCTATGAGGGAACTCGCTTTGCTGTCTAGGCCAGCCAAGCTCGGAGGGCCAACGCCGCCCGGAACGCAATCTTCGCCGGTACAGAATATTCCATCGCCGGAACTAGAGCCGTCCGGACCGCCAGAACCCGAAGAACTAGAGGTACCGTTGTCAGATATAATAGCGGCCGAGGAACTAGGAGTGGATGTGCCTGTGCCAAAATGATTACGCATCATTTCATCCCAATCACTAAGGAATGAATGAAAGTTATCGCCGGAGGCCGAATCTTTGGAACTAAGATTATTTATGGCGGAGATTATATCCTGTGCATTCTTGTCGTTTGAACGCTGTGATTCTGCCAAATCTTTGCGAAGATTCTCAAGTGTGAGCGCTTGGGCGCCGGTCAAGTTGTAGCCGTTGTTCAATAGACCTACAATATCCTTTAGTTTGTCGCGGGTGTCTTTTTCTACGCCTAACTGGATTATCTGCGTTTCAAAAGTTGACCAGTTGCAATTACGTAAATTTGAGCAATCGCCTGTGCCACCTTCAATGCCGGTAGATGAACCGCTACTGCTACCGGTATCGCCTCCGGTATTGCCGCCTGTATTGCCTCCAGTATTGCCGCCAGTATTGCCGCCGTTATCGCCGCCATTGTCACTACCACTACTAGTGCCGCCAGTACCGCTATCGCTGCTATTTCCTCCGTTGTTGCCGTTGTTGCCTCCATTGTTGCCTTGGCACCAAGACAAACTCGGAAATTCTTCGCAAAGACCACGGCTACTCGACGATCCTCCGGAACTAGAAGAACCGTTTGAACCAGAGGAACCATCGGTATCTTGGCACACTAGAAGATCGGGGAATAGATCGCAAATACCAGAACCAGAACTACTAGACGAACTACCAGAGCTACTACTACCGGAATCGGAAGAATCGCCATCCCCATCATCACCACCACCATCATCGCCACCTTCAGAGCCAGAAGAACCACCTCCGCCATCATCGCCTCCGTTGGAATCGGAGCTGGGGAGGTCGGGGCAAAGGACGGTGTGAGGAAATAGGTCGCAATTCGTACTACTACTAGACAGATCAGAACAACCCGGTAAATTAGGATATAGTTCACAAATACTAGCGCTACTACTGCTACCACCATTATTGCCATTATCACCAGCGGAAGCACCACTAGAAGATGAATTAGCAGGGCCAAGGGGGCATGATTCAAATAGTTGATACCAAGCAGTAGGCTCACCAAAAGTACAACTACCAGCGCCACCGGGTAAATTCGCGGATCCACATGGTCCATTAACTCCAGTTACAGGGTCATGACAAACTAGCATTTGGATTCCAGTAGATCCAAGCGTTTCACCCGGTAAACTAGACTGACAAGTAGAAAGTAACCCAATACCGCCTTTACAGCGACTGTCAGATACGGGATGGGCATCACAGCAGGAAGGGAGACATTCCTCTGGATGCGCCGCGGCGTAGGGAGCATCGGAGCAAGAGCCAGGGCCAACCGTTACAGTACAGGTAGAGATTCCAGAACAAGTGTTGCTAGGACATGCAGCACCAACACACCGAGCTTCACACGATCCCCCACCTGAACAACTAGCACCACAGCCAGCGGGAGAAGGGGAAGGGTCGGCAGCGCAACTGTAAGGAACATCCAAACTTCCAGTAACGCTAGTCGATAAAATTTTTGAACCGGCTGCAACTTGAAA